CCGAGTGTTAACGTCTATCAAGGGAATTGGCATCACTCCTTATCAGGAACAGCCTCAGCAAGGATATGCGCCCCAGTCTGCGCCCGCGCCCGGCTTTGGCACTTATCCTCAACAGCCCTCTTATCCTCAGCAGGGCTACGCTCAACAGCCGAGTTACCCTCAGCAACCTGCATATCCGCAACAGCCGTCATATCCTCAACCAGCCGCCCCGCAAGCGGCACCGTTCCCAGGTCAGTATCCTCCCGGCTCACCTCAGGATCTCGGCGTAGGAGGCTTACCATTCAAGAACAATGCCTGAAGCAACTCTCACCAAGTGTAACGGAGAGGTGAGCATGGATAAGTCCTTTGACTACCTCTGCTCACTTCTCCAGAACGGAACTTACACTGTCAAGATAGTCCGGAAGACACAGCCGAGGACGGTCAGCCAAAATGCGCTGATGTGGATGTGGTTCAAGTGCATGGAAGAGGCGACGGGTACGCCTAAAGATGACATTCACGACTACTACAAGGCTAAATACCTCGGGCGAGATATAGCGGTCAGAGGCCGATGGGTTCATGTGATAGGCAGCACTACCGATTTGAACACGCTCCAGATGACCGACTACCTCAACAAGATACAAGCGGATGCCGCCACGGAGTTCGGGATAAACCTTCCATTGCCGGCGGACAGGCATTACCAAGACTTCGTTAACGAATATAAGAACCGATAAATCGGGCGGCGCAAAAAGCCGTCCGATATTTTTTCACCTCAAAAACAACCACAATGGAATTAAAAATCAAGAAAGCCAAACTTACCAAGGGCGGCAGTGTTGAGGCGACTTACATCGACCAGGACGGCAACGAGATTACCATTAAAGGCAATCACCGCGCCCATGTGGACCTGCGCAGTCGCCTTCAGGAGTTGGTGCCATTCTTCGCGGCACTGACTGAGCAGAAAGAGGCAGACTCAATAGATTGGTCTGACCTCAACGGAGAAGCAAACAATGAATTGCTCAAGCAGATTTCCGTGTCGGCAGTGAGCAAAGGCGGTGATGACTCCGCACCGTTCATCGTGATGAGCGGCAAACGTATCCTCATGACGCGGAAGGTGCTGAACCTATGTTCGCCCGGCGTTGACCTCGGCGACGAGGGTCTTGAACACGGCGATGAGTTCGACATGGCCGTGCAGGCATTTCTCTACGAGGTCGAGCAATATATCCTCGACCGTAAGTATGACACAGACGGAGTGCTGGACTTCAACTCGGACGACACATCCGGCAATACGGAAGACCCATTCGGCGAGGCCGGAGCCACAGTCGATGTAGCTATTCCCGAAGAGATACCTGCATAAAGCATGAACCCAATATACGTTACCGAGACTCCCGGCACTTTCAGACTCTCCTTCGACTACAACCCTCGGCTTATAGAAATCATCAAGCGCATACCGAGCCGTCCCCGATGGGATAACGGCGACCGGGTTTGGATTGTAACCAAGGAGAGTCCGTTCTATCCGCCGGGCTTTGACGCTCGGTGGTATGTTGAAAGTTTTGCAGCATGGGCCGTAAAGTATCGCTACTGCCTGTCAGTTCAGAGGCGTAAGGAGGCGAGTGATACAATCTTCGAGATACCTCCGATGAAGCCGTTCAGTGGCGAGCATTATATGCTTCTGAATCCGTACGAGTATCAGTTGGAGGGTGTACGTTATGCTTTGGATCATCAGCGTTGCATCTTTGGCGACCAGCCCGGACTTGGCAAAACACTCCAAGCAATCTGCACGGTTGTCAAGGCGCACAATGAGGCATCCAAATATGGCGACACCTTCCCGGTACTTGTTATCTGCCCTGCGGCTCTTAAAGTCAATTGGCAACGCGAGTTCAAGAAATTCGCCGGCATTGACGCTATCATTCTCGATGACCATAACAAATCAGACTGGCACCGCTTCTATGAGTTGAAACGTCCCGACGGAGAGTCTATCTGCCCGGTATTCATCACCAACTATGAGAGCCTGAAAAAGTTCTTTGTAACGAAAGTGACGGCCACCAAGCGTATCAGCCTCCGTTCCATTCATTTTGACGAGCGTATCAATCTCTTTAAGTGCGTCATCATTGACGAGAGCCACAAGTGCAAGTGTAGCAAGACCCAGCAGGCTAAATATGTCGAGGGTATCTGCAAGGGTAAGAAATGGATATTTGAGTTGACGGGTACCCCGGTAGTCAACAACAATACCGACCTCGTTCAGCAGCTCAAAATCCTTGACCGTCTTGAGGACTTCGGCGGCTACAAGCAATTTATGGCTCGGTTCTGCGACGGCCCTAAACAATCCTCCAATCTGAGAGAATTGAATTACCGTCTGTGGATGTGTTGCTTCTTCAGGCGTGAGAAACAGAAGGTATTGACGCAGCTTCCTGACAAGACGCGCCAGTATATCACCTGCGACATCACAAACCGCAAGGAGTACACAGATGCAGAGAAGAACCTACTCGGCTATCTTAGGCAGTACAAGAACGCCTCTGATGACAAGCTGATGAGAGCCATGCGCGGTCAGGTGATGGTGCAAATCGGCATCCTCAAACAGATAGCAGCTCACGGCAAAATCAAGGCCGTGTCTGACTTTATCCACGACATCATAGACGGGGGAGAGAAGTTGATCATGTTCGCTTTCCTGAAGGATGTTGTGGCGGCTCTCAAACAAGAGTTCCCCGATGCCGTCTGCGTGACTGGCAGCGAGAACACCACTCAGAAGCAGGCGGCCGTCGATAAATTCCAGAACGACCCCGACTGCAAACTCATTATCCTCAACTATCGCTCCGGCGGTACCGGCCTGACTCTGACTGCCGCCAGCCGTGTAGGCTTTATCGAGTTCCCTTGGACTTACAGCGACTGTGAGCAAGCCGAGGACCGCGCCCACCGTAACGGTCAGAAAAATGCGGTCAACTGCTATTATTTCCTTGGCGACAAGACCATTGACGAGAAGATGTATAAAATCATTCAGACCAAGAAGGACATCGCCAACGGAGTGACCGGCACTACCACTCAGATAGAGGAGGATATTGTTAACATCACCATGAACCTGTTCCGAGATGAGTTATGAAACGAGCGTTCCGACATAAAATAATCGGCGAGAAAATCTACATCCTCAAAAACGGTATCGGATTGTTCGGGCCGCAGCTTGAGAGTATTGCCGTATTTGACAATCGGGATGGCAACTTAGATCGGGTCAAGCAGATTGTAAAACAGTTGAACGAGTGCGACCGGCACACAGAACACCCCAAACCATGACAGAAAAAGAAATCTTAGAAGCTGAGAAGGACTATTCGGAAGCCAAAATACAGCACACTTGCGTCTGCTGGTTCCGCATGACATTCCCCAAGGTAGGCCGTCTGCTTTTCTCTGTTCCTAATGGAGGATGGCGTGGCGGCCGTGCCGGGGCAACTATGGTCTATGAGGGTCAGGTCAAAGGAGTGGCCGACCTTATTCTCTTATTCCCATCGGGCGGCAAGGCGAGCCTCTGCATTGAGATGAAAGTTCCCAAGCGTAAAGGTTCCCGCGCCGGCACCCAGTCCGACGATCAGAAATCGTGGCAAGAATTAGTAGAGCGAAACGGCAGCGTATATGTCGTTTGCCACGGTATAATAGAGTTCATAACCGCCGTGTGCCGATACCTCCGGGTATCGCCTGCGCCATATATTGAAGAGGCTCTAAACAAGTACCCACTTTACCGATGACATACATTGAGTTGCTAAATAATTTTTGGGATTCTACGAGGTTCAATCCATGCTCAAGCAATGAGGCCGCGATGTACTTCTACTTGCTACATCAGTGCAACATTCGGCGCTGGATTAACCCATTTGAATTAAAGACGAGGGATTTGGAGTTGACCCTTGGGATCTCTCGTACAACGATTGCGGCACTCAGAAATAAGCTCAAACAACGTGGGTTCATCGACTTTGCAAAAGGACTCGGAAGCGGTAAGGCTATATATAGGATGACTGGAGTTAAAATCACAGATTCTACGCTCAATGAGAAAATTTGTGTTCAGTCAGTGGACACAATGGTTAACACAACACTTGACACAACGGTTGACACAACACTTAACACAACGGTTAACACAAATGCGAAATCCACCTTATATATAGAAGAAAGAAGACATAAGACTAAAGACAATAGTGTTGCTGTCGCAACACGTGGCGCACCTCAACGCATAGAACCCGAAAGTCTTTTTGCCGAGGAAGAGAAAAAAGCGGCCAAGAAGCGCAAGTCATCTCCGAAACCCAAAACGCCGGAACCACCGCCGCCGACTTTCGAGGAGGTCAAGGCGTATTTTCTCTCACAAGGAGCCGACGAGCTGCTTGATGACTGGGAGCATGAAGCTGAAATCTTCTACAACCATTTCACTTCTTTGGGGTGGCACACAAGTTCTGGCGCAAAGGTCTCCCGATGGGATAGCAGAGCCAATCTTTGGATACTCGAGCATAAGAAGAAACCAAAAACAGATTATTACTGTACGCTAAACTTTTTTTGAGCGATTGAAAAATTAGGGCTGACACCTATTGCAGGAGTCAGCCCTA